CTCTTGGTCTGTCGTTACCCCGTCTTGAAAGGTGAACGATGTACCCGTATAGTCTAGGCCTAAGCCTACGTCGATAGCATCCAGAGCGACGTTCTCTGATTTAGCTCCACCAACAACTAGCTGTGCGGCAATGCCGTAGTAGTCTACAGCAGTGAGTACGGGAGATCCAACTGTGGCTTCCCTCCACTGAGCTATGTTGGGGTTGATAGCAGTGATAACATATCCTTCTGCCAATCCACCCTGAGAAGAGTAACCACTATCATATGCTGGGTTATTAGCCCCAGAACCTGATAGGTTGTATTGATATGCGGCACCAGATCCTGAACCGATTGCAGCCTGTAGGCCATAGGTCGTATTCAGGTCACCAGCGTCTGCTACTTTCCCCTTGAATAGCCAGAGGGGGAAGGAAGCACCAGTCATATCTATGGTGCTTCCAGCATCGTATTGTACTCCTGTCAATGAAGCAGTAGTGGTAACCTTACGGTTAACAGCACCTGCTCCCTGATATCTTAGCTGAGCTTCGGAAGCGGGGGAAGGTCCCCCACCTCCTAAGTTCGACCAGCCGGTATTAGTGTCAGCGTCGTTGACCCGAGAGCCGTTTAGTGTTACAGTTGACATACTAATACCTCCTAGTAGTCTTTCAATTATCTCCCTAAGCGTCTGGAGTACGAATTGCGGTAACTGAACCGCCAGCTGAGCTAAGCGAACCAGTAGTCTCAAAAGTCTTGATAGGAGTTCCTGCACCATCGCGCACCCGAATGAAGAGTGGTCTATCGGCGTCGTAAACTACCGTAAAGCTCTCCGTTGTAGCCCCTGCTAACTTATCGATATATCCTATATATAGTCCGTTCCCAGCTGTTGCTGTGTCGTTCTCGTCTACACCTGAGAAGTCATAAGTGCTTGTCAGAGTAAACGTAGATCCTGTATAACTGTCGTAAGGTAGGAACACCTCAAAACCTTGATCGTTAACAACACGGATAACTCCCGAAGTCGGGGTGTCCGTTGGAATAGATGTAGATGCTACAACCGTAGCTACTGCTGCACCGTTAAGTGTAGCGTTCGTCAGAAGCTGAGTAGTGTCAATTCCACCACCAGACTCTGGGGTAACAAGAACTCTGTCTTCACCGACCACAAGTCCACCAACGCTAAACGTAACGTTGTTAGGCGGCTGATAGGTCAAGTTGTCAAGAGCACGAAGGAGGTCAGAAGCTGAAAGATCACTTGTTTCCAGACCAAGTCCGTAGGCACCGATAAGAGCCGAACCAGTTGACTGACCCGAGAATGGGTACGACAAGGCTCGTGCTGTAGCTGCAGACACAGTACCAGTAGCAGCACCGTTACCAGTAATAGTACCGGAAGTTGGTGCGGATCCTGTAAGTACTTGGATCCACATAGTGGTAGTCGAGGCACCAGCTACGTTATCTACTGCGAGTAGTTGTCCAGTTCCGCCAGTCCAAGAGACTGCTTCTGGTTCTACCCAAGTTCCACCAATACCAGTAATAGTCAGTTCATGAGTGATACCACGGAACAGATCTGGAGCAAGTCCATAAATAGTTCCTGTCTCACCCTTGTAACGTGTTACGTACTTAGAGTACTCATAGAACTGGTTGATAGATGCTGTTCCTCTGTTCCATTCGGAGTAGAAGAATTCGTCTGCGGCGTCATTGTTGACGTCGAGGTTAGCATAACCAACAGTGGTGTTAGAGATAGTAGTAAACGGTGAGATGAACAAAGAGCTTACAGAGCTATACAAAGCATTAGGAAGCGTTGCGTTGTTCAAGTCGTTACCGTCAGATACAGCAAGCACGTTAATACCTGATGCAGCAGCGTTAATCGAGAACTCGGAATACGTGTTACCAAATGTACGAGCAAATCCGATGACTTTACGTCCGTCGATAGAAGCACTTCCAGTGATAGTCTTGATCATGAATCTGTGCGAGATACCGTCGGTAGCTGAGGCGTTTAGGCCTTTAGCAATGTAGAATACATCAGAGGCTGCGTTAGTGTTAGCAGTACCACCATACATCAGGTTAGTGATGGTCAGTGTGTCTGCTGTGTTAGATGTGATAAGACCTTGTGATCCGTCAGTCGTGTTACGAACAACGTAACCTACCCACTCGTCTACAGTCCAGCCAGAGCCAGTGTCTACTAGTGTGGACGTTGAGCCACCTGTTACAGTACCATGGAAACCACCGAGGTTCCACCAGTCGTCTGCTAGGACTGCTCCGTCCTGAATGATGCCGAGTTCTACTTCTGGGTTACCAAAGTTAGTAACACCGTCCCAACGCTCTGCACCAGCGCCTTGCGCTACAGTACCGTCGTAGATGTGCTCTGCTGCGGCAGCATCAATGTTGTACCCGTTGATAAGGGTAATAATGTTATCCGTCGATCTTTCAGACGGGGTATCACTTGTGATGTCAACCAAGTCATCACCGGAAGCTGCAGCATCATCTGCGAAGGCTTGGATCTCTCTGTGGAGTTCGATAACCGTCGTGTAAGATGGTGCGGCTCCGTTATGGTCATCACCAATATAACGGATGTTACCGTTTAGGGCGAGAGACCAGTCAGCTGCTACAAAAGCCATATGCTTTTTCTCCTGTTATTAGAGGTTATATTACTAATCCTCTTTCTATTATTAAATCTGATAGGACACTACCTGAGAAGGTTTGGTAAAACCCATCAGAAGAAATGCCGTCTGTAGGTACAAGCCTGTATGCAGTACCATTATCGTATGTGTACAAGTACACGTCGCCCTCAGTAGTGGTCCCCGCCAGAGTAGGCGTAGCTGACCAGTTTATTGCATAGTCATCCCAATGTAATGCTGCTTGAGCTTCGGCCGCTACCCAAACCCCTGCGTTCTTAACATAGAGAATGTTAGTATCTGTGTCCATCCAGAGAAGGTAGGAATCTCCAGCTGGGGCATTCGGTCCAATCCATAGAGTGGTCTCGGACAGCTTTGATTGTACAAAGCCAGAGATGCCGTCGCCGTTAAACCTACCACCGGGAGTTCTACCCCTTTGTGTGGTAGATCCTGCGAATGATCCCCCAACTGCTGGGACATCTACCTCTGCTTCAAATGCCATGTTATTCTCCTATAGAAGATAGCCACCGCTATAGCTGGTAGTAGCAATACCACCACTAATACGGGAGCGTTTGTCTTCATCGTTTAGTTCAGATACCTGAGCGCGAAAGAGTGATTCATAGAGTTGTGCTCTTTCTTCGTCTTGTAAGTAGATGTACGCTTCTCTGAGTGATCCGTATAGGAGCATAGATTGGTTCTCGTCTCGAATCCAATTCGGTGCGAGGATACCAGCGTAATAACCTGCTGGGATCGCGCCAGTTCCATCCACGAAGGTAATAGAATTAGTAATGAGAGGATCGGCAGTAGTTGCATCTTCAGTCACCGTTGTGTCTGCCTCGGCTGCTAGCAAAGCTGCTTCACAGTCGTTGACGGTGGCTCCAAAATATAATAGTCCTAACGCATAGTTATCATCAGTAAGAGCATATCTTGCATAGACTGATGGTAGTCGTCTGTAGTAGAACAACTCGTATACGTCACCTATTGCTCCTTTTGGGTAGATAACAAAGTTGTTACCCTCTCTCGTATAATGGCCTTCAGCCCAGTTCTTGTGACTGGATGTGTGGAAGGACCTCATATCTGATCTGGAGTTGTAGGTGCATTCAATATCCCCATTAGCGTCCAGCTTTCTCAATTGAATGAAAGAAGCGGCATCACCGGGAACAGCTAGCTTGTCTGTTTCCACTAGGAGAGCGTCATAAGTAAAGACATATTCAAGTGGAGCTACTCTGATGTCCTTGTAGATATTATCACAGGCCAAGTCTGCAAAGAAACGGATTAGGTCATTGGGTAGTACCCCAGAATCCCTGTTCGTATACTTGTGCAGGTTGTCCACGAATTTAGTATAGGTTGTCATCTAAGTCTCCTAACTTGCGGTATGGAACCTTGTTTTCCCAGCCTCTCGAACCATTAGTTCGGGATGGGTTTTCTGTATCCACATTCGAAACTTAGCCATTTCCCACTTGTCCAATGAGACCTCTCCGTCCATAATGTCAACACCTTTTTGAAGTTGATATTCGAGGAGTACAGCCATTGGTACAGTGGCGAACTTTCTAGTTCCTTTCTCTGCTTTATACAATCCATCCCGTCGGTCTTCCCTTTCGATTCTTACGTCTTCTAGGATTCCGCTAATGTCTTGTTCAATTGAGAAGTTGTCTTGTGTTTCATATCCGGATACACCGAAATCATTAGCATCAAATTGGTTCAGGACTCCCTGACTTCTCAATTGTGCCTCTTCAACTGCAAGCTCTTCAAGAGCCTCAGTTCGTAGTTCGTCTAGTGTTTTCATTATGTCCTCATAGAAAAAGAATAGGGGAGATCACTTGGACCTCCCCCTTCATAGATAGATGCTTTATGCACCAATACCGATGATCAACCCGAAGCCACGTGGGTTCTTGCACTCGAGAGTACACTCTTCGATCAGCATACCAATCGTCGAGTCACCTCTTGCGCCTACATCGACTTCCTGCATAGGACGCAGAGTAGCCGTGTTGAACCACATTGGATCGTAGCAGATCGCAGTGAAGTCACCGGGCGAATCCGTGGCATCAAGTGCACCAGCACCAGCCGTACCAGCGAGACCCATGATCCAGTTAGGAACAATGAATACTTCACCGAAGTCAGACTCGTACAGGTCAACCGACTGACGGAGCTTACCGGACTCACCAATGTCACGACGGACGTTAGCGTTGGCCAGTTGAGCAGCCGCAGAGATCTTCCGACGGTTCAGAGGAGATACCATGACTCGAGTGGACTTACCACCTTCCTCATATACCTTCTGCTGGACTTCATCAATGTCTGCAAGGTCAATAGCTACTTCGGTAGTAGCTGCGATTGCGGCACCAAAAGTACCATTACCAGCGAAGACTCCACCGGATTCGAATGCACCAAGTGCAGCGTTCCAGACGAGGTCATCAGATGCGTACGATTGTACTGCACCCATTGCGCGTGGGTCGGTGCCCAGCTTTTCCTGCCAGCTTTGTACGAGCGTGTACTCGAGGTCACGCTTCATCTCAGTACCTTTCTTCTTGATCTGGTACTTGAATTCATCCTTAACACCAGCCTGATCAACATGCTGCTTCGTGTTGGATACCGAGAGCTTCTCACCGAAGATCTGGGTGTAGTTACCGATACGCGTACGGAAGACTTGGCCTTCAGTGATATCGTCATAATCAACGCCTTCCACCCGAACATTGAGACCGGGAGCGCGAAGTTCGTCAGTCTGCCATTCGTGGAGAATCGCTTTAGCTTTAGTCTTACCGATAGATGCCGTGAAAGGAGTGTCCTCACGCGAGATCATCGAGATCAGGTTCGTCAGGTCTTCACGTTCGGAAGCACCTGCACCGTTGCCGAGAGCAGCCTTTGGGCCTCCCGTTTTGTAGTTTCCAGTAGCCATTAGTTATACCTCTAGGGTTATCTTCGGTTTATCCGAAGTATTTACCAACAAGAGAATCGAGAGCGTCATCTACATCGGAGTCATCTGCGTCTCCGCTTTGAATCCGTTTGGACGTTGCCCGTCTCTTTTCACTCTGCTTAACAGAGGCTGGTTTTGTCTTTTTGGTTTGAGAAGGACTTCGTTTAGGCGCAACTTTGCGCTTAGCACTTCCCTTCGAGGCTTTCTCTGAGATTTCCATGAATTCATTCAGCGCTCCTATGATTTTCGCATCAATAAGAGTAGCAAGAACTTCTTCAGAGATTCCTTTCGAGACAGCAAATTCCCTGAGCTTGACTGCTTTTTCTTCGTTAAAGTCTGGGACGTAGTCTGTGATCTCTTCGTTGAATTTAGCCATACCATCTTCTAAGTATTTCTGGTATGACGATTCTTCATGAGACTTGAGACCTTCCTCAATCTTTTCACGAGTCTGACGAGCTTTCCAGTATGAGGCTTTCACCTCTTCTACTTTCTCTGCAATCTCCTCTTGCTTGTACTTATCACCATCCTTCTTGGCGGCTTTAAGTTCTTTATCAAGTTCAGCGTATTCTTTGGACAACTCAGTTTCTTGGTAGGTGTTTTGAGCTTGCAGAATCTTGGCTGTTTCAACCAGCCGTTCAGTTTCTGTTGTTCTTTCTGCTTCAAACGCCTTACGTTCGTCGGCCAAATCTCGACCTTTCTTCGACAAATGCTGGCTGGTCTGATAACCCTTTACGAGTTCTGCGAGTTCTAGTTCTGAATCTTCACCGTCTACCTTTACAGGTACCTTGAAGTCCCAGTCTATCTCTCCGTCGTCACTGTCGTCTTCCCCTTCTTCTTCGGTAGAGTCCTTATCGGAGTCATCGTCGTCTTCAGGATCTTCGTCAGTGCCGTCATTACCTTCGGCTTTATCTTCTTCGTCACCGGACTCATCTTCGAGGAGGTCGTTTTCCTCTTCAGCGTTGTCCGCGTCTGCTTCTTCATCGTCATCTCGGGTAGAAATACCTGCTTCCTGTAACATATCGGAATTATCAAGTAAGTCATCCAACGCTGAATCAACGTCGATATCTGAATTCTGGTCATCCGAAATTCCTTCGGGTAGAGCGAGTTCTGATCGTGCCATATTATTTTACCTTCTAGTTTGCTTCAACAGCAGAAGGCGTTACAGCCTCTACTTCTTGAGGCTTGGTGATCTTTGGGGCTTTCTCTTTGGCTTCGGCTGCTCTCTTAGCAGCGGCGAGTGCCTTCACCCTTTCATTCTCTTTAGCTTCGGCAACTTCTACTTCATCGGCGTAGAGTGCTTCCATTGCATTGAGATCAGCGACGAGAGCGGAAGTATTCCCTTTCATTGCTTGTGCATTCGTGATGTTCTTCGACGCATTCTGGATTACGGTCTTGAGTACCTTGTGGGTATTCTCAATTGCTCGTTCCAATGTGCCGATGTCAACAACACCAGTTTTTACTTTACTTCTCATCGTCGTCCTCTTTTTCTGGTCCTAGAAATGGAGCATTGCGTCCGTACATCTCGTACTCTGCTAGCTTCATCTTTACTGCGCCTAGGGCTAAAGTGTTTTGATACAAGCTCTCACGAAACTCTGTTTCATGTAGCTCTGTTTGGGACCACCTAATGAAGAGATCCATTAGAATCTCTGCATACGCCTCATCGAAGATTTCATCTTTCTTCCTTGTGGCTTGTTCACCACGTGCGGCCATAATATTCTGTAGGTGGGGTCTCCGGTCCGCTTGTTCCATATATCCCTGTTTGTACATAGGGTAGAAGAAGCGGTTCCGAAATGTTTCTTTGGTGTCCTCGGTGTCCATGTTTATTGTTCCATCTGCTCTTTCTGCTGCTGACTTTCAACATTACCTATAGCATCGTTAGAATGTTGCATAGATAGCTCCTTAAGTCTTCCTTGAATACCGGAAGCATTAGATGGTCCATAGTTACCAATCAATTCGTAAGCTGCTTTGATGAGCGAAGCGATTTCTGGTGGTTGTGGACGCGGAGTTCCCTCCTTATCAGCTTTGAGAGCCAGTTCAGCCCAGTTCTGATAGTGAGTATCCATTGTGACAGCCAGTTGCTTGGCGTTGTCCTGCATAGCATTATCTGCTTGTGTTGCAAGGAGCCTAGCATTAGCCTCTTTGGCCAGAATGTCATAGTTTGTCTTGAGTTCTTCCATCTTGAGACGTCTGTTCTCAGCTGCATTCGCCATTTCACGAGCTTCTTGAGCTTTCTGTTCGAAATCTGGGCTGTTATAGTCTTCAATGAAGTCCATAGGGTCCAAATCTAGAGCTACGATAGCCATAGATGCCAATTTAGCGTCTGCTGTCTCTTTGATAACCACTCCACGACCACCTTCAGCCAGTCTAGAGATGATACCGCCGACCATCTCGTACTTCATACGTAGATTGTCGTTAGAGTTCTCACCTAGGTTGGCTTCAACGTCGATATGGATGGATTTAGGAAGGTCAAGCATGGCTACTTCGCCGTAGATGCCGTCACGGTCGAGATATCCACGACTTCCAGAAGCATTCTTCCGAATTTCGTTGTATACTCCCTTGACGAACCGCTTAATACCAGTCTGTACAAAACGTCTTGCAACGTGTTGAATACGAGTCTGAGCAGCAGATTGGACCTTTGCAAGCTTAGCTTCGGAGTTTCCAGAGACATATAGGTCATCGTTGAGACCTTGTGCTGCTTTGGATAGACCGTTAGCCTGTTCCTTGTTGATCTGCATCTGTTGCAGTAGCGGTACTGTGCCGGGAGCGATATTCTCTGGCTGCAGCATCTGAACCGAACCAGTAGGATTACCAACAGTAGGGATGATCGACTTGGGCTTCATGTTCTGAAGCGCAGCAAAATCAACTACATTGGGATCCGCTAGGCGCGGGGAGAAGTTAGTCAGGTAGACATTCTCTACAAAGCCACGAAGGATCGCGGTCGATGTAAGAGTAGACGACCTTGTGATGTCTGCCATCGACAGTCCATAAAATTCATATGGGATCTCGATAGGGCAGAGCGATGCAAGGTTTACTTGATCTGCATACTCGTCAAGGATTAGCATATCACCGGAGAAGATTACGTGACGCATCTCTGCGATCCCGTCTCCGTCCCTATCTGCGAATAGCCAGCACTCGGTTACGAGGAACGTGGTGTTTTCGTCTAGGTTCGATAGCTTCTTGTCAAGGTTGGAATTGTACGTCTCACCAGTTACGTCCTTACGAGCAGTACGTTCTGCATGGTGGCGATAGAAGCCACCGTCCAGATCTTCCCACTTCTTGAACTTCTTCGTGAATACATCTGGGTGACGCTTACGAAGGTCTGACTTAGATACGTCATCCTCTTCGATACCAATATAAGAGAACTCATCTAGGGACTTAGCGTTCCTATCGATTGAGAAGTTCTCATGAGGTACGACATCAAATCTGACGCCGCTTTTATCTTCCTTTCTCTTGATCTTTACATCTCGGTATACGACACTGTACTCAACACCCTCTTCACCCTCGACAGCATTATCTTCTGCTATCAGGTCTCCGATTAGTTCTACATTGTCATCACCAAGCATCTGATCTAGAGTAGCCTCGTCGATCTCGTCAAACTCTTCATATTCGTAGCAGTAGTCCTCACACCAATCCCAACGGATGATGGAGTTCTTCCAGAGTAGACCTGCCTTCGCCCAGCTGTTCAGTTTGAGCCAGCCTTCGTTAGCGGTAAAGATCTCGTGGTTAGTCAAGTCTTCTGCCTTCTTCGTAACCGATGCAATCTTTGGATCGAGTGAAGATGGTTTGAATCTTGCAATCTTGTTATTGTCGAAGAGGAGTTCTGAGATGATAGCTGTATACCCATCTACTACTTCCGTAGTTGAGGTATCGACAATCGTGGAAACACCTTGAGCTTGTAGGTGACCGATAGCCATCCCTGCATACTCGTAGGTAGCCTGATTACGTACGTCCTCAAGAGAACTTGATCCTAGCTGATATTCCGATACGGTTCCCCGCAACTGGTCAATCTCTGCCAGAAACTCTTCGTCTGTAAGTTTATCAGACATTTAATTCTCCTATTCGCTCAGTACACCCTTGGTAGAACCATCAGGCTGACCGAACATCCATACAAATGGGTTCCAGTTTGATTTCTTCTGAGCGGGTTGAGCAGCTGCGGCTTCCATACCAGATAGGTACTTTGCTTCGATAGCTGCTGCCTCCATACGTTTACGCTCTTCTTCTTCTCTTCTTTTTCTCTCAGCTGCTTTCACTGGGTCCAGCATATCCGTGACTTGGTTGTCAGGGTTTACAATCTGTTGTCCTAGTGGAGCTAAGAGGTTATCTAGAAGTCCTTGCTTTCTATTAGGGTCCATTTCTTAAGGCCTCTTCAAAGTGTTTGGCGTAACCTGCAATGAGGTCGGCCTTGTCCATTCCATTTACTATACGTCTGGCATTAACGTAGTCGGTACTGTCTTCATTGATGTAGTTCGCCAGCTTCTTGCCAGTGAACATACCTCGCTTCATACCTACTACAGTGATGTAAGCATTGATCCTATCGTCCTTTATGATAAGATCTGGATCATTTATGAGATCCACAGGCTTATTCAGTGTACAAGATAAATGAGCAGACATCTTTCCGTAGTTGCCTAGCCAAGTCAATTGGACCCAGCCTCGTCCATGGTAGGACTCTTTCTTGTTGCTCCAGATCCAATTCTCGATTCCGTAGCGCTTTCCCATACCCTTTCTATACTCTTCCTTAGCCTTGAACCTATTCGATTCGTGGTAGGCTGTGGCGAGTACATAGGCAATCTGCTCAACCATGACTACATCCTGTTCCAGACATTTGTCTACAAGGATGATCAAGGGATCAGATTGAAACTCGGGTAGTGACCCAAAGAATAAGTGTTCAATGAGGTATTCTTTTCCTTCGTCTCCGAAGTATTTCATATGATGTCCTCTTATGTTATTAAGTGAGGGGGAGTAACAATACAGCCGCCCCCTCACAACGACTGAGGACGTGTATTGTACCTATTCAGAACCAGACTGAGTCGTCGGGTACAAAAGCGGTAGTCATGTGACCTTGTCTGGTCGCACTTAATCTATGCTGATGCGTTCGATACGCTTCTAGGCAAAAGGCTAAGGCCATCACTGAGTCATCATAACAGCCTTGCATGGCTTCGTACTTTCCAGTATCGGTTACAATGTATTCCTTCAATTCCTTGATGATATCTTCATCTGGGATCTTGATCTCTAAGTTCTTCAGTGCGTTCTTCAGATTAGCGATGATAGCTGGCTTTGTACTGACCGAAGTCTTGAAGCCCAGCCTGTCAGTCTCTTCATCTGAGATCTTTTGCAGGTTAGTCTGGTAGTATAAGTTAGGGTAGCGCATATCCTTGAGCTTAGCTAGTGTAGCTACGCCCATAGAGTTGCTCTCCACTATAAGTAGTGCATGATTGTACATGCGACCCAAGTAGAAGAGTATCTCACCATATCTAGTAGGATCAATACGGTCAGTGCTATATTTAGCAACGACCTCTCTTTCTGAGTCCATGACGACAGCCACAGACCTATCTAGACCTACACCCATAGCAACATCAGCACCAATGATAAACTTATCTTGATGCTTGTGGTTACGGAAAACTGTGAGTTCTCCTGCTGGGTCTATGTCGAAGTAGGTAGTACCCTCTATAAGACGCCTTCGACTTATAGGTTGTGTTGTGACATACTCATTTAGTTTTGGTACATCAAACACGTTCGATCCGGAAGATACAAATGCTTCCTCTGCTGTTGCAGGGTATTCCTGTTGAAACTTGATAGTACCGGATTCACCGATCTTCATTCTTCTCCAGTACATCTGTTCTCTTGTCAGATCGTATTTTTCTGCATACTCGGCTTCATCCTCAGTATACTCAAAGTAGTCTGGTGCGTCCAGAACATACTCTGATGTGATAAACCATGGGATGAAGATAGGTACATATTCGTTCTTTCCTGCCTCTGCGTTCTTCCACAGACGGTAGAATTCACCTGAGATACCGTTGGCGGTACTCTCTAGGATTACTTCTGTGCCGGGAGCATTCGGGATGCCCTGAAACATACCAGCAAGAATCTTATCATCGAACTGCCAGAAAGCAACTTCCGAAAGATGTGCGACCGTAGGCGTAGTGCCACGACCTGCTTCCGGTGAGCCAGCTGTGTACAGTCGGTAGCCACGTTCTTCTTTATACTCGACGCCCGCTTCGTCTCTTTTACGTTCAACAAATACAATCTCCTTAGCATTCGATTTAGAAATCTCTGGTTGGAATACTACGTTCAGATTGGCATGAACATTCTTAGACATCTGGAATAGAGCATCAGACGTGGCCCCATCATGAGCCATTACTACAGACCGGGAAAGGGGCATATATTTGGTTTTCCAAAACACTCGCCCGGTACAGTAGGTAGATATACCCTGTTGCCGAGCCTTGAGGATAATAGCCCTCACTTTCCCTGTCCTCGTTCTCTGTTCCTCGATAGCCTCGTGGATTCTATCCTGAGCTTCATTGAACTGGAACGATACAAGACCTTTGGTTACATCCTTAGGTCTAATCTTGATCTGCTCTTTGGCAAAGGTTCTGTAGTCTGACTCGTAGAGGGTTTCTTTCTCCCGACGCCACTTCTCCTTCGCTATAGCTAGCTTTTTTCTATTGTCCATTATTACATGTTGTGTATATCGGAAATCCTGGAGGCATGCCCAAAGGATACAAGAATCTCCAGAAGGAGATCAATCCTTTCATTAGCCTTCATCAGATCAGCTTCGGCTTCCACCAAGGCGTCTTCCAATGTATCACTGTCCTCTTCTATTCTATATTTGGCTTCCTCACAAGTGAAGCAGCGGTTGATAAACTCATTATCGCATGAGAAGAATGTTCTGCATTCGATACATTTGCATAGGTATTGATCTAGCATGTTACCCTCGTATTGGGTAGCAGAGTAAATTCGTAGTAAACTCTACCACCCTTATTTTCTCTTACCGCATGTGCACGGATTCAGCTTACGGCTACACCACCGCTTACTAGACTGAGCACGATTACCAGTACCACAAAGACTGCCATAGCCTTCTGTACTTTTGTGGCCTCTTCCCATTTTGCTTTAAGTTTATCCATCTTGAGTACTCCTGTGTAAAAGGGAATTGGGATCCCTATAAGGGGACATAGCTATTTAGTGCCTTACTTCTGGTAAACCACTATATGTTGTGTCTACCTACGCTGTAGCGTATATATTGAAATCTTACGGTGTAGAGTATATTTGGGTACTGAATACACTCATATAACATCCTTCTTATACTTATGATATACTACTCTACATCACTACCTACTACATATATATTACTCTATATCACTTTCTGACGGGTGCCCCTTAAGGGGACATAGCTATATGTAGATAAGAAAAGTAGTGGTATACTACACCTAGTGGTTATCTGATCACATGCAGATTAAGGAATGTGTACACTCAGATGGCCTCTGTAAGAGCCTGATTACACTCTAGGGTTGCAGGGAAGGGTGGCAAAAGGAGAAGAATAATGGGTCATATATAGCACGTTACGGGTGGAATTCGTGCTGTATAGGACACGTATGGCCTCTAAGGTGTACCTATCAAACTATGCATTTGCTAGGCAGTGAGATGTTGGTTAGACCTGCTGTGGATTGTTTGTTAGAGTGTGGTTAGAGTGTGATTAGAGTGTTGTTAGAGTGTGGTGTATATATACTACTACCCCTCCTACGGTTATATCGGTAGCGGATCCTAGCTATATACCTCTAAGGCTGTGAGAGAGAAAAAAACAATATATACTCACTACACATCACACTACTTGCCCCACCCCCTAGTTTCAGATGCACCACCAGAAGGGGGTACCCTCTCGCACATGACACACTCAGTAGCTGATGGTCATCACTCGACCGTGGCTCAGCGGTAGCCAGTGTGTACTGTGAAGTAGAGGGTACACTCACCACACTCTGACTGCTACTGTTAGTACCTATGACTCATGGTGGTGGGTGCTGATAGCGTGGACTGTGCGTCATTGAGAGTGTAGTGGGTGTGCTGATGGCAGACTCACACCACACTCTGACCACACCACCACACACTCTGACCACATCACCAAGCCACCAGTCCTGCTCCCAAAGTAAG